GGCATTTTAGGTTATCCTCATCCAAGTCATTTCATGGTTGCCTGAGCCTGACACAGCATAAAGTTGAGTCAGTGGGGGTAGCTCAAGGGTAAGAGTTGAGTTGGCATGGAGATTGAAGCCATTGTCCTCAGTGACTGATTCATTGCCAAGGTAGATTGCATTGCTTCCAGAGTTGTGTAAAATAATCTTAAACTCGCTGACCGAGCTTCCGTCAATCTGCACTCTAGCTGTGCCGACTGTTATTTGTCCTGTCGTAATCATTAGACCTCGTAAACAGCAGTAGGATCGTTCGGGTCAATCTGTGCCACGCCTTGTAGCTGAACGCTCGGTACTCCGGTGTGCTTGATGGCTGGCAAGTCTAGAGCTGCCATTACTTCGGCCGGGTCAAATCCAACGGTCAGCAATCTTTGAGCCATGATTACTCGCTTGTCGGTTGCCACAAGGTCTGCCGCATCGATGTTCACATTGGCTAGTGGCACTCGCAGAATCTCTCCACCTTCGATTGGCTGGAGGTCCTCAAAGCGACGGATGTCGTTGACGGTTAGGTATCCTGCTTGGATTCCAGTTGAGTATGCGGAGAAGCGGCTGTTGCTGTCTCCCCTTAGCAAACCGTCCAAGCTGAATTTGATGAAGGCTGTCTGGCCACCCTGCTCACTGGCAAGTAATGGGGTGAATGCCGATTCTAGTTTCTGGACGATTGGCCGGAGCGTGTGCTGGACGAATGCGATATTATTCTGCTCCACGCTCGAGTATGTGTTGGTTCCTGGTAATCCTAGAAGGTGAGGTGGGATGTTGAATGCTCGGGCTACATCCTCCACTGCCATTCGGCGTGAGTCGATGAATTGTGCCTTATCGTTCTCCACGCTTGTCTGGATGAACTTGGCTCCACCAGTCAAGACTCCGGTCTTGTGGGCCTTTCTGAATCCTCTGTGTCTGGCATCAAAGCCGTCCACTAGCTGCTTGGCCTGATCGGGGGTAAGGTTGCCCGGGAACTCAATGATTCCGTTGGTGCTTGCTCCTTGTCCAAAGAAACGCGCGGCGTAAGATTCTAGGGCCAGGGCTAGTCCGAAGTTGTCCTTGAGGTTTTCCACTCGAGACATTCCTCGGATGTGGCCCGGCTTTACTACATCTGGGATGTGTATCAAGTCAGCTGTTGAAAGTGGTCCTGACTCGCCTTCGTAGTGAAACATAACCCGGCCGAGGCCGTTCCTTTTGATTTCTACTTTCTGCGGATTCAGCACCACTAGGTTCACTGGGTTGCCTGTTGCATCCTTGAAGACTCGGATGAATGCGTTGCCGTCTAGTAGCAAGCTAACAATTGCGGATCCGTAGAATGCCTCTTTTGTGGTGTCCACATCGGGCTTGGTCACCCATGCCGGTCTCGGTCTGAATGGAAAGCGTGCGCCGTCCCTGCGGATGTAGGCATCGATTGGCAAGGTTGAAATGGTGTCACTGATGAGGCTGATGGCTGAGAAGATTGCGTTGACTCTGAATACGGTGTCTGGTGTGACATTCGTTCCAGATTGGTTCAGCACTTCTAAGTCGCCGCCGCTACCCCAGATGGTCTGAAAGCTTATAGCTCTACTCTCGAATAAATTGTTGAGCATTAGTTCCTCTCAGCCGCTAGGCCAAATAAAAGGAGGAAGATGCCGCCCACAAGGAATCCAGCCGGTATGAATATCAGGGCTGCTCCAGCGGTAATTGCCAACGCTCCACTTATCTGTAGTGCTGTTGCCATCATCTGCCTATACGAAGAATTGGGGTACAAGTTGTTCCTCCTCTATCCTACCAACCGTTGCCCGGTCAAAAGCTATCACTGCGGCGACAGCCGCATCGATTTTCCGGGGACTACCCCGATGTTCTTTTACAATTCTTGGTCCAAGTCTATCGACTTTGATTACTGCGTTATTTAGATGGCGTTCCAGAAGTGGATCACCGTCATGCTCCACTGTCTGCTCTGTGACGGCTGTATAAAGTTTTGAGCAAGCACTCACCATTCGAGATGGGCTTGTGCTTGGAAATTCAATCACCGGCAGTCCCATCTCCATCATCGCCTCCATTGAGCGTTGCCAACGGTAAGGGTCGCAGGCTATCTCTTTCACTGTGTGCTTGGCGCAGAATTGGATGATGGTGTCCTCCACCTCTTGGGTGCTGACTCTCCAGTCGTCGGTGTCCTCAGGTTGCTTTTCCCATGTCTCGATCATGAAGAGGTAGGGCTTGTCGTCGCCTTTCGGAATGGTGCAGCCGACCAGCGCGGTGCAGTCGCCGTTGAATGAGCCGTCAAATCCGATGATGATTTCGTCGTCCTCTGTGAGCTCTCGTTCCTGGGCTAATGGTGACCATGTGCCGTTGGGGAGCCATGCGTTCATCGAGCTGACCCATTGGTTCAGTCTCTTGGTCCTAAATTCGGGCTCCGGTGTTCGGCGCACTGCAGACTCAAAGTCGTCCAAGGCTACGAGGTCGTTGAATCCCGGGTTAGCGTCCTCCCACACCTTGGGGTCTCGGTGGTCTGCATCCTGATCGGCCTCCCACCAGCTCATGAAGAAGGTCGGGTCCTCGACCTCGCCGCTGGCTACTCTCTTGCCGTATTGGTACAAGCTGTAGGCAATGCTGTCCTGTCCGGTGCTGTCTGTTTTTTGTCCGGCGGTGGTCACTGCTAAAAGTTGCGCCAGCTTTCCTCGGTTTCCCATTGACAATGAGAGCACATCAAAAAGTTCACGGTTCTTGTGGGCATGGATTTCGTCAATGATGGCCCGGGAAACATTCAGACCCTCTTTTGAGTAGGCTTCGGCCGACAAGACTTTCATTACTGAATTGGTGCTGGGCACATGGATTGCATCTCTGTAAAGCGTGCAGATTTCGGAGAGCTCGCTTGACTCCACCATTCGCTTTGCTTCACCAAAGATAATTCTTGCCTGCTCTTTCTCGGCTGCGGCGACCACGACTTCTCCACCTTCAATGCCTTCAGCTATCAAGCTGTAAAGGGCAAGCGTTGACGCTAGTGCGCTCTTGCCTGATTTTCTTGGTGTGCCCACAAGTGCGACTCTTGCTCGGAGTCCTCCGTCGTCGTCCCTAGCAAATATTCGGCGCACCAGTTCTCTTTGCCAATGGCGAAGCTCTAGCGATTGTCCGACCTTGCCTGCGATGCCGTCCTTACCAATCGTTCCAAAGGTTTCGGCAAACTGCACAGCGATGTCTCCGTCGCCTTGCTCTATCGCCTTTTCTGGCACCGGTGTCAGGTACTTCGGGGGCCAGCTACTTGACTTCACGCTGTGCTTTCATCATCAGAAGTTCCTCAAGCTTTGATTGTTTCTTGACCTCTGCTACTCCCAGCCTGGTCCGGTCGGCTGGACTGAAACCCAGCAGGCTGAGGTTGTTGACGATTTCGCGATCAAGTGCCCTGAGTGCTTTGCGCTCGTCGGATCGGTTGTTGTTCCAGACGCTTGTCCTGAGCTTGATTCTCTCGTCGATCTGCTCGCAGGTCATGACCAAAAGCTCTAGGTCGCTGTGTGGGCTTATCCAAGTGAGGCCGCTCTCCCATACTCGGTCCCAGAATTGTTGACCTGCCTCGAACAGTTGCCGAGGTGGTTCGGGTATGGCTTTGATTGGTTCGAGCTGTTGAAGGTTGGCCGGGTCTGGAAGTGGTCGCCTGCCCGGGTTGCCCAACAGTCTCTTTTGCTCAATCGGCACCGGTGGTCTGCCCATCTGCGCCATGGCTATACCTCTGCTAGTAGTTCAGCTTTTTTGTTGGTGTGAAATTCCCAACGCGCCAGAATTGCATCGGCGTACTCCGGGTCCAGCTCAATCAATCGGGAAGCTCTGCCCAGTTGCTCTGCGGCTATCAGCGTGCTGCCGCTCCCACCGAACGGATCAAGGACGATGTCGCCTGTGATACTGCTATTGCTCATAAGCTTTGCCACCAGTGCGATTGGTTTCATCGTCGGGTGGATGTTGTTTTTCTTGGGCTTGTTCTCTCTCAGAATCGTTGAGTATTCTGCGTTGCTTCGGACTATCTCCAGAAGCTCTGCTTTGTTCATTGTGCTGATGTCCTGTTGGTCGTCGATGGTTGTTGCCTTGTTGCGCTCGCCGTACCACTTGTGTCCTGCTCCGGGTTTCCATCCGTAAATGACCGGTTCATGTTGCCAGTGGTAATCCTGGCGACCCATTACAAAGCTGTTCTTTACCCAGATGAGCACTTGCTTCAAGAGCCAGCCGGCGTTCACAAATTCGTTCCTGAAAATGTGGCCGGAGCTGTCTGCGTGAAAGACATATATCGGCGTGCCGGGTTTGCTGACTTCAATCATGCGATCGTAAGACTTGCGCAGGAACATCTCAAAGTCTGCATCGGTCATGTTGTCGTTGCTGATTGTCATTTCCTTTTCGCCGCCGCCATGGTAGTCCACATTGTAGGGAGGGTCGGTAATGACTAGGTCGACCTGTTCGTCCCCCATGAGGGCTTCGTATGTTGCCGGCTCAGTTGAATCTCCGACGGCTAGTTTGTGGTCTCCGAGTTTCCAAATCTGCCCGGGCTTTGTCCTTCTCTTGATGTTTTCCGGCAGGTCAACTTCTACGATGTTCTCGAGTTGGTCTGGAGCGTGCCATTCAAATCCCATGTCGGTAAGCTCCCAGCCGGCTTTGTCGAGCTCGGCTAGTTGCTCGTTGAGGATTCCTTTGTCCCAGGTTGCCAGCTCTGCAGTCTTGTTGTCGGCAATTGCGAAGGCTTTAATTTGTTGCTCGGTCCAATCCTCGGGGATTCTTACTGCTTCAATCTCTGTCCAGCCGATTCTCTTTGCCGCTTCAACGGTTCCATTGCCAGCGACGATGGTGTTGTCCTGACCCACCACGATTGGTTTGCGCTGTCCGAAGTTGCTGAGGCTGTGTTCGATTGCTCGGAGGTTTGTTTCGTCATGTTTCCGAGCGTTGTTTGGATCGGGTATCAGCTGTTCAATTTTTAGGGTTTCTATTTTCACTTGATGTTCCTTTGTAAGTCATCGACTTTGTTTAGTTGCTCCCATGGCAGTTCGGGTTTTCCGAAGTGTCCATATGCGGCTGTCTGAGAATAAATTGGTTGCCTTAGTTCCAGGCTTTCAATTATTGCTTGTGGCCGGAAGTCAAAGGTTGCTTCGATTGCTCGCTGAATGACATGGTCGAGGTACTTGCCTGTTCCAAAAGTGTCAACATAAATTCCGACTGGCCTTGCTTTTCCGATTGCGTAGGCGAGCTGTATCTCTATCTTGTCTGCCAGTCCAGCGGCTACGGCGTTCTTTGCGGCCCACCTCAAAGCGTAAGCAGCGGACCTGTCGACCTTGGTTGGGTCCTTTCCGCTGAATGCTCCTCCTCCATGGTGAGCTGCTCCTCCGTAAGTGTCAGCGATAATCTTTCGGCCGGTGAGTCCGGTGTCTGCTTGTGGTCCTCCGAGTACAAAGCTGCCAGATGGGTTGATGAGCATTTTGGTCGGGAGGTCGTATCCGTATGCCAAAAGCACCGGGCCTATGACTTCGTTACGGATGACGGCTTCGAGGTCCTTGTGGGCGGCTTGCTTGCTGTGTTGGGTACTTATCAGGACGGTGTCAATCCAGGCTGGCTTGCCTTGCTTGTAGACGACGCTTGTCTGTGTCTTTCCGTCCGGCAGGATTATTTTTAGGCCGAGCTCTTTTCGGGCCCAGCTGAGGCGTTTGGCTAAGGCGTGAGATATGGCAATTGGGGCCGGCATCAATTCCGGGGTCTCGTTGCTGGCGAAGCCAAACATAATCCCTTGGTCGCCTGCTCCGATGGTGTCGTATCTGTCGGTCGCCTGTCCGGATCGGACCTCGAGTGATTCGCTTACCCCATCAGCAATCTCCGGGCTCTGTTCGTCAATCGATACAAACACGCCGCAGGCTTCGGGGTTGAAGTTCGGGTCATTGCTGTAGTCAATCTTTCGGAGCGTGTCTCGAACGATGCCTTGAATGTTGAGGTCGGCCCGAGTTGTCATCTCTCCGGCGACATGGATCACACCGGTTGTTGCCAATGCTTCAATCGCTACCCGGCTCATTGGGTCCTGTGCTAAGGCTGCATCCAAGACGGCATCTGAAACCTGGTCGCAGACTTTGTCCGGGTGTCCTTCGGTGACGGACTCGGCCGTTATGATCTGGCTCACTTCTTTCCCTTTCTTGCTTCGTTCCTTTTCCTCCGGCGTGTTGCGTTGCCCTTCTTGGTTCTCTTGCCTATCTGCTCCCAGCTCTTTCCGTTGCGCATCGGGTCCCTTTCCTTGTTGGTGTTTTTTAGCCTACATCAGAATCGGCGACTTTTGCGACTCTGTACAAGAATTCAGGGGCTCGGGGTGTTGGGTTGATTGCTCTAAAAGAAAAGACCCACCCCCGGTTAGATGCGCGGTGGGGGGTCCTGTGTGCCTTGTACGAGGCTTTTGAGTTGTTTTGCTCACTATTTCTTGTTTATGGTCCGTTGAGGCCTGTGTGGCGGCTGTGCTCTAGGTCAGCGGATCGGTCTGTTGCCTCTACTGGCGTTGCACCTAGCGTGTGCTGGAGCTAGGGCACTGAATGGGTTTCCTGGTTGAAGATGATCTGCTTGTATCTCTGATCGGTCGGTGAAGGGCTGGAGGCAGAGGTGGCAATGGGTCGCTGTTTCTTTTAGGGCCCGGGCTTGTTTTTTGTAGTGGTTGTTGTAAAGGAGGGACTTCCTTTTCTTTCTTTCCGGCGATTCAATTCTGGGTTTCTGCTCTCGGGGCTTTCGCTCGAACCTGCACGCCTCGCAGTACTCCGATCGCGCTTGGAAGATTGCCTTGCACTTGAGGCATGGCTTGGGGAAGATGATCAATCCTTACCCCATCCTTTGCCCTTGAATGTGACGGCTGGCTCATGGTAGTAGCGTGTCATGACTTGGCCGCACCCGGCGCACCCGGGCTTGTGCTCCTCGTCGGTCATCTGCCGGACGATTGTGATTGTCATGCCGCACTTGGGGCATCTGTATTCATAGGCTGGCATTGGTGTTTGTTTCCTCTGTGTGCCAGTTGTGGTAATTCTTTGCCTGGACTGTGATGAAGACGATGGCTGAGGCGATGAAGCCGTACTGCTCGGTTGTCAGGCCGTAAGCAATCCAAAGGCCGGAGTTTACTATCCCTACCACCCATCCGATCTTGAGTTTCTTTCCGGTCAGGTAAAGGCTGATCACTCCAAGGGCTGCCAATGTGTAGCTCCAAAGCATTACGGTCTCTCTTTCATCAGGTTGTTGTATTGGGTTTGGTGGTCGACGCGCTGTTTGGTTCGGTAGGTGAAGTTGTTTCTTTCGAGCTCCAGAGGTGTGACGATGTGGCTGTCTCGGATGCAGTCGCGGTGATTGCAGGTTCTTGCTCCCGGGTGGATGAGTCTGCCTTTGTGGTCCACCGGTTGGTCCTCCCAGTTGAAGTGGCCGTCATGGCTTTCGCAGTACTCGCCGGCGTATCTGACTTTCTTTGCCATCTTGGTCCTTAGAGTTTGTAAACGGTCCCGGTGAAGTCGATGCCCTGTTCAAGCATGAAGGTCACGAGGCCCGGGGTTGAGTCCTCGCCTGCTCTAAGTTTCCACCAACCACTGCCATTGTCCATGGTGCTTGCCTGAATCCAGAAGCGTGAGGTTCCTCGCGGTGTGGATCCGAGTTCGAGCACTCTCAGGTGGTGGAAGTGGCCGCTTACTCCGATGGTTGCTGCCGCTACCGGTTGGTTGCCGAATGCTTGCTGTCTCCACCAGGTTGCCACCTGATCGGGCCGGGGTGATTGGTGTCCATGCCAAATGCCGAGGATGTGGAATCCGTCACCGAATACATCAAGGGCGAGGCTTTCGTCATGCGGTTGCGGTTCGTAGAAAGTGATTGGCAATCCTGTTTCTTGTGCCAGCCGCGCTAGTGTCCTGCCGATGTGGATTCCCCAGTCGTCTGTCTGTGTCCCTTGTTGCTTTCCTCTAACTCTCCACTGGCAATGGTTCGAGCCGACCGAGGCGTAGACGATTTCGTTTGTGTGCTCTGCGATTGTTTTGAGGTGGTCCCAGGCGAGTGTGGTTGCTAGGTCCACTTGTTGCATTGGTGAGAGGTCGTTGCTTTGAAGTTGGTTTCCTCCGGTGTTATCAAAGCCTTCGACTGTGTCGCCTAGGTCGACGAAGTAAACCTTGGCCGGGCGTTCTTGTTTAAGTTTTTTGACGAGGGCTGCTTTTGTCTGCTCTACTCTTTCGAGCAACGCTTGGGTTCCTCCTCGGTGATCGACTTTGCCAACTTGAAGGTCGCTCCAAAGAATGACCATCGCTTTATTGGTTTTGGTGAGTAAAGTTTTAGTCGGTTTTTTTATACCTTTCTTGGCTTCGGCATAAAGCAGTGGCAGGTCGAGTGTGTCCTGCTTGATGCGGAATGTAAACCGGTAGCTTGTCAGCCAGTCGCCACCTTCGCGCTGTTGCCACTTTGAAGTCCTTGGGTTGCCTACGACTTCGTAATGATCGGGGCTGTATCCTGCTTCGATGAGAAAGTCGGTGAAGTCTTTGTCACTGGCTAGGTATGGTGTTGTTGCTTCACCCTGGTTGCCGTCAAAGGTGACCCCGGGTCTGCCAAATGGCGAGGGCTCTATCTTTTCAGCCGGCTTTAGATTCTCAAGCACAGCCGCAGCTCTTTCCTCGGTGTCGGTACATCGGGCTTTCGCTTATGTCGATTCCTAACATTCGCAGTTGCTTGACTAGGGTTTTGATTGGCCACTTTGCTGAGTCATCAATTGCATCGAGCATGATTTTCCTGTCCTGCTCACTGAGCTGGCTTGCTACTTGTTTCACTTTGCATGGCCGGGTTGTCGCCGGTGGTTTCAAGTTCTCTAGCATTGCTTTCCCTTTCGCTGATCAGTCGGAGGCAGAGCTCCGTTATCTCTGGTTCAAGATGATGGTATTCGACCTGTGTTGCTTTCACAAGTACCCCGGCTAAAGGAATTCTGATTGATTCAAAGTCGCCGGACCAGACTAGCTTGTCGTCCTTGAGCAGGTTGATGGCTTTTGTCAGGTCGCTATCTAGCATTCAGTTTCCTTGTCCATTCATAAATCCTGTATCTAAGGTATCGGATGACTCTGCGCATTTGGATCGGCTCTCGTTCTTGCCTATGTCTAGCTCTCGACAATTTCCACAATCCTTTCCAAGGCCACAAGGTCCACGTTGGTTGTCACCACTGCATCCTTGAGTAATGATTCGATGATTCGGTCCTTCGTTGCCTGGGCTCCTCTGTCGTATCCCCGGGCAAACGCTTCGGTCCTACTCCGTTCCTTTCTCTCTGCCTTGTCCGGTCTCCATCCCTTCATTAATCCTCACCGCGCTTTCCTCTATCCTTTTGACTATCGCAAGGATGTCCTCTATCTCGGTGTTGAGCTTTTTGAGCTTTTGCTCCAGCTCTTGGTCATCGGTCATTCGCTTTCCTCTCTGCTCTCAATGAGTCGCCGGGCTAAATCTAAGCCGTAGGCATTGTGCATATCGGGGGTTAGTTCTTTGAGCATTCTTAATATTGAATCTCTTTCCTGCTTTGCTCCGGCAGCGTGCGCTTGGTGCTGTGCCAGCTTGATTGTGCCGAATGTTGTAACCACTTCGTCCTGCTCTTTCCATTCGCTCATCGTGATTCCTTTACGATCATCTGGGCTTTCTTGATTCCTTGATAAAAGTTCGCGCCGTCGATTGTGTCCAGCATCGTTGGGTGCTCCTCGATCCTGTTCAGCTCGGTTTCCAAGATGTGCGTGATGTGCAGACGCTCGGTTCTTATTCCTTCGTTGTATGCCTTGAACGAGGTTGCTGCTATCAGTTCCTGTAGGTCGCTCACTCGGTTCCCCTTTGGTCAATCTTTGCGAGGTGGTCAATGATTACTTTGCAGGTATTGACATCGAGGAATCCAAGGCTTCGGATTGCTTCGAGTGCTTTGTAGATATCTTTCTGCTCGTCCCTTCTACCCTGAAGGTAGGCCCGGGCTTCTCTATCTGTTGAGCTCTGTTGGGTCTGCATAGATTTGTATCCCTTCTATCAGTTCGATTGTTTTCTGTATTGCCTTGGTGCGTGTTGGGTTTGTTGCTTTAATGAGTCTCAGGACTTCATCCTTCATCAGCATCCGTCCGGCGTATATTCCGTCGTCCTTTGTCTGTCTGAAGCTTGGCTGTTGCGTGTTGGTCATTCGGTTTTCCCTTCTAGGAATTGTTTGCGTAGGTGCTCGATCAGTTGCAGGCGAGCTGTCGCCTGGTTTCTGAAGTACAGCTGGCTTGCTGTTTGATCTCTTTCGTTGAAGTTGTTTCTTGTCCACTGGTCGGCTTCTTTGATGATTCGCCGCGCCACAAATTCGACTTCGGTCATACGATTGCCCACACAATCATGTTCCTGCCGCTTGGTGACTTTGCTCGGTGTCCGGTGTCTATGACGAGGCCGTCCTCGACCAGCTCTGCTCGTCGCGATCTAATTCCGCTTTCGCTTGCCCTTGGTGCTTCGTTGCGCTGGACCAGCATTCTGTAGCTGTCCAGTAGCTCGGCATCGGTCATCGGGTATTTGAGAATGTAGAAAATGGCTTTTTTTGTTTCTGTCAGGTTGTCTACTGATTCAGCCGCTTGGTGTGAAGTGGCCGGGTCGGTCAGTCTAGCGTGAGGCATTTGTTGTCCTTTCGATTTCGTAGAGTGCTGTGATGATGATTGCTGTCAGGTATCCGGCGATTGCCAGCTTGCCTGTTAGCGGATCCTCGATTGACCAAATGCCAATCATTCCGAGTGTGCCTAAAAAGGCCAGGGCTGTCATTCTCATATTGAACGGAGCTCCTTCTCAATGTTTGCCTTGATGTCCTCGATTGCCGCGTTGAGTTCGGTGATGGTGTCGAGTATCTGATCTGCTTCATGTGCATCCCCGGCTTCGTTTGCATCCTCAAAGAATTCCTGCTTTTCGTTGCGCTCCTCGACTAGCTCTTTGAGGTCCTCAATCAAGTTTTCTAGGTGCTCTGTGTTGGTGACTGTCATGGTGTCCATGTTTCTTTTCCCTTTCCTTATGCGATTGAAGCTTTGAGGGCTTCGATTGTTTGATCGTCGATGAATGGGTTGGCTTCACAGTTCTTGATGAGCTGTTCGGTGAGTTCCTTGTCGGTTGCGCTGTCGGCTAGTTCAACCACCAGGTACTTGCGTGTCATGTCGCTCCGTTCTTGCTTTTCGACCACTTTGAATCCCTTGGCCTCAAGTGCTGCGATAACTTTTGGCATCATTGTTTTGGCTTCGGTGTAGGCGTGCTGGTATCCCCCGGTCCAGTAGTCGATAACTATTTCGCCGCTGAATCTACGGACCTCTGCGTATGCTCCGTTGCTCCGGAGTCGTCTGCTTGATCCTGAATACTTTGCGCTTGTAATGATTCCCTTGGTTGCTCGGATTGCTCCGCTTACTGCCTGGATGGTTAGCTTGGTTGTCATTTCTTTTCCCTTTCCCTTTGTGCCCTTGTGGGCTTGTATTGACAACCGTACTACCGTTTTTGGTCAAAATCCACCAATTTTTGCCAATTTCGGCAGATTTTATCAAATCGTTATAATTGGGTATTTTGCCCTATTTTGGGCTCTTTTGGCCGGATCGGGGGAGAGCACTGCCTGCCTGCTCCCCACTGAAGTGAGCGGCCGGCCCGATTGGTGCTGGGTGAGGCGAGCGGATCGTCGGCCTGCTCCTTCTTGGAGCCAGCGTAAATCCCAGAATATTGCGATAATTCGAGGAGTTTTTGAGGAGTTTTGAAGAAGTTTGAAGGAGTTTTGGAGAAGTTTCGGAGGAGTTTTTAAGGAGTTTTCGAGAATAAATCGAGGAGTTTTCAAGGAGTTTTGGCAGAATAATGCCTAAAAACCGCTAAAACTGGGGAGAATAGCCGAGGAGGGGCCAGAATAAGGCGAGGAGTTTTGGAGAAGTTTTCAAGGAGTTTTGGGGGATTTTTGGAGGATTTTTCGAGGAGTTTGGAGGAGTTTGGGCCAGAATCGAGGGAATCCTCCGACTGCTCCTCGTTGAAGCGAGGGCACTGCTTGCCTGCTCCGGCTTCAAGCGAGGCTATTCGAGCGTGCTGATCTGAATCGTTGCGCCGGTCTCCATGTGGGCGGCGTAGATTTTCCGGGCACTTATCCGGACGATTCTGGAGTCGTCGGTCACGACCTGAGCCATGGTGAGGGCATCTCCGACTCCACGGATCAGCTTGTCGAGGTCCGGGGCTACGGTTGGTAATGAGCGTTTGACCGACGCTGGCTTTGACATATAGAAATTGACCACCAGCTCCACCGGTCCGTCCAAAGGAACCCAGTCCTGGGGCAGTTTCTTTTGGGCCGCTTCAATGACGGCTTTGCGCCACCGGTTCAGCTTGCTTGAGTTGACCTGCACGATGCGGCCGTTGATGATTGAGTGCGATCCTTGGCTGGCCGGGTCACCGATGACGGTGAATGTCAGTTCAATCTTTGACATAAAGTTGCCACGCGCTGATAAGGGCTACGGCTATGTAAATCCAGCCAAGCACCAAGGCCAAGCCTGAAAACCGGTCCTCGGTTGTATAACCGAAGTAGTACAACACGAGGCCGGTAATCGCTGGCATGAGCCATTGGATTATTTTCAGAAGGGTGCTTCGTCCATCGCTGGCACTGAAGTTGCCGGTGCGCTGTTGTCGGTTGTCACGACCGGGTTGTTGATTGACATCGCCAGTTTCTGGGCTGGCTCTCCGTCCTTGTTCTTGTACTCGTCAATCTTTGCCGAGAGCAATCCTCGGACCTGGATTGTCTGGCCCATGGTGAGGTTGGTTTTGTCTCCTAGCCATACCGAGTAGTAACGCTTGACGGTGTTGCCGTCCTTTGTTTTGAATGTTTCTAGCAGCTCGACAGCTGTGTCATTGTAGAAAACCTTGTTAACGATTCCCTTTACTTCGATCATTGCCATTTGTGTAGCCTTTCTGTTTGTTTGTTTATTTTACTTGTTGGGTAAGACATGGCTGCTTTGAATGCAGTCTGAATGCCCACAAGTCCTTTTGCCCGGCATGAATGGTTTGCCGTCAAAGATGGGGATGGTGAGTGTCTCTCGGTCAAATTCTCCCTGCCAAGGCAGGCACTTCTCTTTGCCGTACTTGATGATGAATGACTGCTCAAAGCGACAAGACTGGCATCGCTCGTACGGCTTGTCCTTGGCCAGGACGGTCCAGGTCCATCCGCATCGCTTGCATATCGCTTTGTTTTCATCCACTGCCCTAGCTTATTAGACCGGCTTGGAGGGCTGCTTGCCTGCAGCAAGGGTCGCAGAGAAGGATTCCGATTCCATGGTGGCACTTCGGCATTGGGGTTCCTGTCCGGATTGGAGTTTCCTCTTTCTGTGCTGTGCGGCGTTGCTCCGTCTGAATCTGTTCTTTGACTCTGTAGCTGTAGGCGATGATGTGCTTGGGCTCGATGTAGGGAATGTTGGGGTCGCGCTGCACCTGAAGCAGCGACTCCTTTGCGATCGCGTAGTCGAGGTATCCGAGGATGTCAAACCATGCCTTCATCTTGTCGGTTGTAACCTGTCGGTTGTCAACGGCTGAAAGGTATTCCATCAGCTCTTTGAGCTCAGCTTTCGTCATTCAGGAATGCCTCCATTGCTTTTCTGTTTTGCTCTGCTCGGTTGGCCCGGGTTGGGAGTGGTCCGTTATCCCATGACTCTGCATTGAGCCAGGTTGCCGGGTGCTTGATGTATTTTTTTTCCGGCAGGTTGGGGTCCTCTGCGTATTCCTTTGCCTTCAGGTTGATATGCTCCGGATCGGCCTTGGTCACTGCTTGCTTGTAGGCTTTCCTAGCTGATCCCTTGTCGGTTTTTCTTGGGTAGTTGTTCCAGAAGGATTCAAATTCACTCACAAGTGTTTCATTAAGGTT